CAATTCAATTCAGTAGTTAGTACATTACCAGATTTATTTCCCCGATCAGTCATGAACAAAGTTCTTGATGCACAAATGATAGTATATATAAGTTCCTCAAAATATACATAACGTGCGTTAGCATACTCGTCATTCTTCTCAAAATGACGAATAGTCTCGATTATAATAACTGCGACTGCTTTGATAAACTGTGCTAATAACTTCTGGTCAAAATTTTTATAATCGACATCCATGAAATATTTATACTGCTTGAACTTTGAAATAAAATCCGTCACATCCAATGATTTCATATCAATTCCTAATCCGTGAAATAGCTTCTCTTGATTAGATTTGAAAGCTGCTTTCCATCTACCAAAAAGAAATCTGCCCATCAAGAAAGATTCCATTGGAGGCGCTATAAAAGCTCTTGTTGTCCCATAATGTACTTTCTCTACTTTACGAAGCTCATCTTTCAAACATGCTTTCCATATACTAAAAGTACGTTTAAGGTTCTTTGCTTGCTCAATCTTGTTGTTAAACACTCGTTTAAAGTATTTAGTCAATTTATCATCTTTTAGATAAAAGCCTTCAACGAATTTATCTTCACCAGAAGTTCGATACATATTTAAGATTCGTTTTCTCTCCAAGAAATTATTTTTAGTGGTAGCTCCGAGATTGGTCCATGGTATTCCTGCTGAACTCTTTTCATTCAACTTATCGAAATCATCGTTGAAGTATTGTCCGTTCAAAGCTTCCCACATCGCAGTTTTGCTATTCGATGATGTTCCCATAGCATGACCTTGCATAACTTCAATCATATACTCTTTCAGTTGTTCAATCATAGTGGACATAATATTAGCGGGTATTTCATAAGTTTTTCCTGCATAACCCGATAATTGAGTAACTAAAATAGATGGATTACCACGACTATCATTGAGCAATTTTGAAGTATCAGGAACGTGTGCTTCAATTAAAGCGGATGGTTTCTTTGTCTCTTCAAAACAACCATAAAATGGAGTTTTATAATGATCAGTCTTTCCTTTTACGTCACATGGAGGTTGATTTTTCTCCAAATCTCCATAATATTTTATTGAATCATCATTATCAACTGGTAAATGAACACCAATATCAGAATCAGATATCAATGTGTGAAAATTATCATATTTATTGGGTTTTGCCCATGTAACTTTGGGAAACCCAGTCCCAGACTGAAATTCTCCCTCAGATGCATATGATTTTTCTGTCAAGACATGCAAACGTTCTAAACTCAAAATGGCGATTAAACCAGTTGATCTACTATCCAAACATCCATCCTTCATTGTTACCACGTTAGATGCTGAACCAATATGCATTCCAATCAATTTTCTTGTTGCACTGGGATGTAACATAACAACCGCTCCACCACAATCTCCAGGGATAGTTTGAGCATTCATCATAGGTAAAGTCTGCATTGCAAATATTTCACATTTTACATTAATTCCTGATAGTTTGCCTTCATAATTCTTAATATATGAAATCATACCCGGTATAATAAAACCTTGTTTTGGTAAATACTGCAAACAATACTTTGTCAATGATCTTGATCCGATATCATGATCTTTGGGTACGTATTTTAAAGCACTCAAAGGAAAAGTCAGATTTTGAGTCGG